AGTTGCTATAAAGGGCCTAGTTCGCTTGCTGGCTTTCTGTGCGCTTGTGATATTGTAACGGGTGTACGTCGTTCCTGTCACGCTATAAACTTGCATCGTGAAGAATATCTGATTAAGGTAATCGAATACCGTCTCCCCTTCTACGTCTGCAATTAGACTAAGTACGTCTTGTTGTCTAGAATAAGCCACCGACCTAACTACATTAGAATTTTGAGTAAACGTTGGCAAACCTCCTGAGTTGTTCGTTATGGCTATTCTATTAAACTCATAGTAAACCCATCCCCCGTTAGGATGCCAATACAAGAACATCTCACCACCGCAACAGGTCTTGTTACTTAGTGCTAGTATTGAAGTGAACTCAAATACATAAGATATGGGAGTACCTCCGCCGTCATCAAACGCAAACTCTAAACTAACTCTATCCGCTTCGGTTGTGTTAAATATAACCCCTGTAATAGTTTGCCCTGAGTCCTCAGTTACTAATGTAAAAAAGTCACCACTTGAGGGTGTTATTGTTGTGTCTGCGTCTGCTATGTTAGTTTCAAAATCTACTGTGTAAGTCTTTCCCGTGTACCCTAATATGTCAACCGTTGTGTCAACTGCGGCATCTATTTCTGCCGTGCTTTCTAATCCAATTACATACTTGTTAGAGACGATCTGAGACACTAATTGACGGCATCCCGTGTAAGCAATCGTGGCCGCTGGAGTTGTTCCTGTTACGTGCTTGTATGCTGTGATCGCTGTCTTGCTTCCTACTGAGTCAGGGTAAACCGAGACAGTTGTATTGTGAGAGTAAACAGTATTATCGTTGGGATCGCTTGTAAAGTCGAATCTACTAACGGCAGACCTCTTAGCGTTAATCCGATAAAGCCCGTTTAAGTCTGGCCGCATGTTTATGCTTGCGCTCTTAAATGGCTGTGCAGCGATTCCCGTGTAACCTGTTTTGATTGTAAAGTCTCGCGCTTCTACTATCCGAGCATTACCAGACGAAGGTATGGAGCCTGAATAAGTAAAGTCTACTGTTATTTCTGTAGAGGTCGAGGATAAAACACTAACTACGCTAGTCTCAGTATTATCAAGCCCGTCTAATATTGACAGATAAACCACCCCTGCAGCTACGGCCTCCGATGTTCCTGTTGTGCCGAGCTCTACTTGAAGGTTCCCGCCATCGTCAGCAATTGAACCTATTGCGTATTGGTTAGCGATCTCATAAAGTAGTGCGTCCTCTTCATAGGCTGCTCCTGTAGTCGGGTCTGTTACGTAAACGAATGTTGGCATAGTTCTAATTAATTAAGTACTTCTCTTAAGACCTCTGTAAAGCCTCTATTTAACTCAAGCTCTAATGGCTTAACAAAGTTATCTATTATCCATTGCTCACTTTGTACCTCAGAAATTATGCCCGTATTGCCTCCCTTTCTGAAAACAAGAGAACCTTCTAAACCGATCTTACGAGCGATTAAAAAGGCTAGGCTTTTTTGGGTTATGTCGGCAGGTTGAATACCTCGTGACTTGATCCATTCTAATATTGGTGAGGTTGGCGGTCGCTTTCCTGGCGCTCGTCCTGTTTCTAAAGTCATTATGTAATTAAACTGACCTGGCATATCGCTATAAACTTGGATGCGATTCTCAGAAACCCATCTATAATTCAGAGAGTTGGCCGCTTCCCCTGTATTGTTCATAGGCCCAAATTGGGTAGGGGCCTTTTCTCTTATGTTGGATTGCAGCTTATCAATAGTCTTATTGGCTCCGTCTCTAAATGCGAGCTGAAGCTTTAACATGGTACTACCGCATTGATGGTTGACGTAACCCATAGGCCCGAACTTGTTTCTCCGTTCCGCTTATAGACTGGTGTCTTCTTAATGTTCTCCATTCCTAAGCCGTTGGTAAGTGTGGCAGCATCGAAGGCGGCTAGTATTGTATTAGCTATAACATCGCAAGCGGCTATAATTGTGTTCTGCTCTACTGAGGTACTTTGAAATGTGTCAGGTTTGCCGACATAAAAGCCGAAGTTTTCCGTCTGTTCTACTGCACCGGTCAGCTCATTGGGTAGTAGCGCATAGTTAGCATAGATAGCAAATAGGTCTTGCCCGTCTGCTAGTTCTACCTTAGCCACTTGGTCAGGCGTTCCGATTACCTGCTTAGTATTAGAGTAGGCGGCTGTAACTATTGAAGCAAAGGCATTGTTTATAGTTGTGAATGTACTCATGTTTTTAAGTTAAGGTTATTGCCTTATTAATTGCCTTCGTTTAAATATTCTTTTACAATAGCTTCTGCGTTTTTATCAAAGTCATAACCATCTCCTACCCATTTCAAAAAGTTAATTAACTGTTCGCTTTGCCCTACATTACTATCTATAAATAATTTCTTTTCATATTTTTTTAATAGATTACACACCTCGCTATAATGATAGTATACGCCATTTTCGGTCTGTGTCCCTTCTGCATTGGTTAGTATAAAATCTCCAAGTGGTTTTTTAATTTCCATTTCCATAGCTAGTTATTTAGTTGGCTGCAATTTACGCAAATTATCCGTATATCTTTGGCGCTCAATTGTGTAAATGTATTCCTGCATAACCCAACCCGCGGGCTGCGTCTCTATCTCGCTAGGATACTTTCCGTACTTAGCACCTACACTCTCAAGGATTGGATAGACTCCAAAGGCTTGAAGGCGATCTATTCCCGCCATCTCTTCTAGGTCGGTAGGTTCGTTCTTGTCGCTGTCTAAATCAAACTGCGCCCATTGTTCTATAAACAGATTAAGCCCGTCTAACGCTTTACATCCCGCCTCTAGATAGTTTCGCTCTAAGCCTTTAATCTGAGCAAGTGCATATAATGTAACGCCTAACTCGTTTAAGTGGTTGGCTGCTATTTTCCGTGCCATCTCAAACTCTGCAAACGTCCACTCTGCACTAATCCAATTAAGCAAAGGAGGCAAGTCTAAGCGGTTAGGTACAAGCTCTGGCACTTCTTCGATAAAGGATAACATTTCGTAGATAGCTAGATAGATGTCTGCGCTTAGTTCTATCTCTGGCAGGTCGCATAAGATGTGAACCCGCTGCTTAATCTGGTTTGACTTCGTTCCTTCTAACTGCTTAAGCTTGGCGGGTGTGATGTCTTGCCATCGTTGCGGGACGTTGAAAGGAAAATTGCCTAGTTTAATCTTCTGCATAGTGTTTAATTTTCGCGCGCATAATAGTGATTAAACAAACGCGCCTGACAAAAGTACAAAAAAAAAGGGCGTAATGCTTTTTAAAACATTACGCCCACCCCTTAAGTATATCGTTTAAAAAGTTAGAGTTATAAATTCCTAGTGTTTAATTGTGTTTGATCGGTGAGAGTTTATCACCTTAAATAAAAAGTGATACTATTATAATCTCCTTGGCTCATGTCTAGGTTTTTTTCCGCTGCTACTCGTGCCTATTGCGTTATTGGATAGGATTAAATCAGTCACACCCCAGACCAATGCATCTACTCTATCAGGGCTTTTAGTTTGGTCGGTAGGGTTCCAGCTTACCATTTGAGACTCTAGTTTGCTAAAGTAGCCAACATGCTTCACGCGGCCTTGCTCGTACATTCCGTAAACGGGTTCGGCTCTAGTATGCTTCCCTCTTGTGGCTCGCACTAATTTAACCCTCCGTAGTGGGTCTACGCTCTTTAAATTGCTCGATACCATGTCACCCCCTTGATTGCTTTCGGCTACATAACAATCGCAGTTATGAGCTACCGCGCAATCTTTAGCAACCTGCGCCCACTCGTTAGGAGAATAGACTCCGGACATATCCTCAAGTACATACACGTCGCCTTTACTGCACACGCCTAAAACTACAATCCCCGTCTCGTCGCTTTTAGCCGTTGCACTTATCGCGGGGTCAATAGCTACGATCTTGCGTACTAGGATCGGGGCAAAGTTTACGCGGTTGCTTTCAATTATACCGTGATTCCAAAGTAGCCCCTCTTGGCTGTCTGTCCATACCCCTAAGAATAGATGTTCATACCTTGCTAAGTTGATGGCTTTAATCCTATCCGCTTGATCTAAGAAGGACTGGCTAAGGTTCTTAATGTTGTCTAGGTAGGTAGTGTGAATGTATGTTACATCTTCGCGCGGGTGTTCTGGGGTAAACTTTTTGTATAACATATGCTCCCTATTGCTAGGGTTCATAATTATCAATACCCTGTTGCAGTTGTTTACTGATCGGATAGATAAATCAATTCGATCAAAAGAGTCTTCATCATGGAATTCTTCGCCTTCGTCTACAACAAAGGTAGTCACCCCTTGGATAGATTTAAGGTTCGCGGTTGCTGTTCCTTGGCTTGTTTTTATCCCTTTGAATATGATCCTACTGCCCGTCTCTTTGTGTATGATCTCGTTTAGCGTAATGTTAAAAAGGTGGCTAAGATTAAGTAGTTCAATCTTCTCTAGGAACTCAGGGATAATTGAAATGTGAGCAGATACCATAGTCCAACGAGTGAACAGAATAACATGACCCGGTTCAAAGGTGAGGTTTAAAAGCAGTAGCGAAACATGGTAAGACTTAGCCGACCCCCTGCCGCCTGTTATGAAGTGGTAGCGATTAGGAGGCGGGTTAATGAATAAGGGTTTATATTGTGGTAATAGAGTTAGCAATTAGTTTTTTTCTGGCGCCGCCCATGTTATTGGTGGTTGTGTTATTTTCTCGCCTAAAGTTGTAAGGTCTAGGCTCTTGTTTTCTCCGTACTTCTTAGGCATCATCTTACTCATTAACCACTTCCGCGTATCAATCCTTAGCTTGTCTCGCTGTATTACGTTGTGGTTGATAATTTCGTTGCCTCTTTCGTCTGTGATAATGTCGTCCGCTGTGCTGTCTGAGATTGTCATTAGTTCATCAGCCATTAGTTCAGCCCTTAATTCAGTCGCGCGTGTGTATTGTTTCGATTTCAAAACATCAGCATCTATCCACACGTAAAAGGTACTAAACTTAATACCTGATTCTGTAATAGAGTTACGGGTGGACTTACCTTCTGATACTTGTCGGCAGATGTCGTTTACTATATCGGTCTTTTCTTTGTCTGAGTATGCCATGCTACAAAGTTAATCATTTTGATTTAGGTCTAAATACTTGTTAATTGGTATCATCCACTTGTTAGATAAATACTTAGTTTTAAACTCTTTACGACCGACGTGAGTCTTTACATCTATAGAGGTTGGCCCCTTCATGTAGTCGGGATTCTTGTACTTAAACAGCCTCCACTTTGTTGTTACCTCTGCTCCGTGCCTTATTGAGTAAACGTAGTAATGGATAAACCAAAACAGATTGATCTTTGTTTCGTAAAGGTTTAGGTCTTTTCTCCAGTGCTTGTGTATCTGCTTACTCATATCTCTAAGGGTTAAGTTAATTAAAAGTTCTCTCCTTCCATCACATTAAAGAGTCCGCAATTTTCGCAACTATGACCCATTCCAGCAAGAGCTTGTACGTGTCCGCAGCAAGTGCATGAATAGTGATCTGGCTCTATTGGATCGTCTTCAGTGTCATAGTCGTCTTCAAACATTTCTTCGTAATCAAAATCGGTTTTCATATCTCTAAGGTTTTAATCTTTTTTCTAGTTTCGTTTATCTCTCTAGTTAACCGCTTTGTGTCTCTATATATTAAGTCACTCTTGATCACTAGCTGATCTCTTTCTTTTATGCACGTATCTAAGTGTATAACTAGCTTGTTTATATCTGTCATACTAGCTCACAGTAAACTAAGATTGCTATTATACCCACATAGAATAAGGCAAATAATACCGTGCCTATCTCTAGCCGCTTGATGTTCTTGGCGTTTTTTTTCTGTTCTTCGTTCATGGTGTTTTTGTTTTGTAGTGTGCT